ATTTCTTTGACTTTAGCATGTCAATGCTAACGTTTTCTTCTGCCCAGCGCTGTATATTCTTGACTGACCAAGGTCCCTTGTCACTAATGGCCCTGCTAACCAACAAACCAATCGCTAACTCATCATCTTCATTGCCAGTGTAAGGCAAATGTTTGTCGACGACGCGTTCTTGAATGGCTCGGTTTATTTCCGTGCTCGTATTCGCGTACACATTGGGCGCTCGAGTAATGGGTCCAATCAATGCGCCGCGAATTTGTGGAGCGTGGTCACCTGTGGTGACACCCATGATACCAACGAGACCATTGCGTTCTATAGTATGATCTTTCGTTGTTTCCATACGCAATGCGGCTTCCTCAGCGTCTCTGCTGATCTTGAAGCCATCTTTGGCTTGCTTCTCAACTGGTTTATCTTCGACCTTGTTTACAGTTTTATCGGTGGTCTTAGTAGAATTATCTTCAACTGTTTTATCGGTCTTATCAGTTGATTTATCGTCACTTGATTTTCCATCTTTATGCTCATCATATTTTGGACGTATAGTATCTTTGTGCGGTTTCTCTTCAAACATCTTAATCTCAGGGTCAACTCCAGAATCTTCATTCTTGTTTGAGTCATCCCAACCAGTAATACGTTGTAATTTGACAATATCATGACTGCCAAGAGTCCCGCAACAAGATTCAGTGTTGTTGCGTGCAAGGTACATTTGCACGCCCCATACACCAAAATGGCACATAGCCACATCCAATTCAGTTCCGTTCGGCCAAAATGTCTTGGCCGCTAACTCCATCGATGAGTCATGGTGGGAATCTCGTGCACAAGATGCGAGATTGCTCATCCCAATGTGGAACAATCGCGACCATTCTTCCTCAGTGTAATGAATTTCCACCCGTTCAAGCAACCGATTTGGTTTGACACAAGCCTTCAAATCGTCAATGCATTTACCGAAACGCCCCAAAATGCCAGGCTGTTTCACCACAGTGATTTTCCAGTCACAGTCTTTGCGTTTTGACACGCACTCAAGTAGACGGGCGTCGTCTTCGGTAGGCGCTCCAGACCGACGTGTGTCTGGGCGTGCAAACATTCCGTAGAATGGGATTAATGTAGCTGGTCCCGAAAGACCACCTGGGAATCCACTCCAGGCAAATTGTTTCCGTAACTCCGACACAAAGGTG